CATCATTTGGGGAGCAAAATATCACTTATAAGTGTTGTTCAAATTTCCTGATCCACCTCTATCCATAGAGGCTATAATCTCTATCATCTTGACCAGTAACCTTAATTATTATAGAAGCTGAGCACCAACCATTATTTATTGGATTAACTAACACACTGCATTTACAGTAATCCGAATCTTTAACTTTGTCGCCTTGATTTGCAACTCTACCAGCCGCAACATCTAATATCGCAATATATGGCGCATCATAATTATTGTAAGTTGTGTCAGATTTTAAAGAATCATCTGTTATGAAGTTTTCAGCAATGTATGATTCTATATGTGACTCAATTAGTACTCTTACTGGTATTTCATTTACATCACTATGCCCGTTATTTCTGTAAAAACCAATTTCAGCTTTCGGATCATACCACTGAGTCGATCCGTCATTTTTCACATGAATACGCTTCACCCACAACATGAATTCTTTCATCATTCCTGACATGGAAACAAGTTGAAAGCCTTTATCTAAGCTGTCGTGAGCGTGAAAAACTAAATACGATAAATTTGGATAAGCAGAAACATCTTCATCAATTTGTTTAGCTAAATAAGTATTCTGTGGTTGCCCATCTTCACCGACATATACATCTATTGCCCCGACCCACCCACCTTCTTTCTTATCACCGCCAAATAGGTTGGGTTGATCAATAGATACCGAAGCTCGACCAGCTTTCAGTTGTTGCTTTTGTTCAGGCGTCAGAATCCAGCCTTTTTTATCAGGATTAATATCAAGTAGGCGCTCAATACGATTGCCAATAACTGCCATCAAGCCTTTAAAATATGTATATCCAACTGTTTGAGATTTACTTCCGCCCATATTTCAACTCCACAACTTGAATCGCCATTGCATCTTTTGTACTTAGGATTTTTTCAGCATCAATACCGTTTTTTAGGAAGTCCTGAAAATCTAAACCATGCAAAATAAAAAATGCCCGGGTTCCCCGAGCACACATTTTTGCATTACGAATGTCTGACATGTAGATTTTCATTTCTTGCCACCCTTTGACTTAATTGGCTCTGTAGATGGATTTCCTTCCCATGTAATATTTGTATAAACATGGGGCGAACCAGCGATATCAGAAAAAGAAACGCCTTCATCCGCAATGGTTCCATTGTTTTGATTAGGCTCAAGTTTATTCTGTTTTTGTGATTTCTTTAATGAATAATAACTGTAGACAGCGGATGCAACAGTTACGGCAAGCATTGCCCAAATTAACCAAGGAGCTATAACCATAATTAATGCCTATTTTACAATTTCATCATTCACAGGATTAGTGTTCGGCATGTAAGGATGCCCCATAAAGCGCAGATTATTTCCAAAGGTTTTGCATGAAACCATTGATTGATCGCATCCCATTGCAATAAAGACTTCATCACCCACTTTTAAATATGGAAATGGTCGATACATTGATAAGCCCATCCCCGATGAATTCACTACAAACACATACACACCATTTTTATAGATCAAGCCTCGGGCAAATGCGTTCTGTGCTTCACGTGTAAAAATGGTTTCCGTTGTTGTTACAGTGGTTTCTTCGCCTGTATCTTTATCCGTGGTCACTTTGACCACGATTTTAGTTTTGGTGACTGTATCTTTAGCATTGACAGTGGTTAATGAACTTTGAATTGTTGTTGTTGTGACAACTGGATTTTCATCCTCATCTACAGATTCAACCACTGTTACTGTGGGTTCAAACTGAACAATAACCTGTAGATTATTGATTGATAGCACTGTTGCTTTTGATGACCATGTATCGAAATCTAAACCACAAAAACGATCATAAATCTTATTGGGGCAAGGCTTTTGAAACTTGCGTGTTAAAATTTGGCGATGCTGATATGTTTCGTTTGTTGATGCAACAAGCGTCATCGTTTTGGCATCTTCATCAAACTTTGGAACTGTCACACGACCTTTAAATAAAACCAATGATTCGCCTTTATAAAGCTCAAGAATCGTTACTGTCACAGCATCATAGAATATCTTGTTGATGTACAACTGCTGCAGATCTTCACCATTGGCATCTAATAAAGCAATCTGTGGAAAGGTTATATCAACATCCGCTTTATCAATCCCTGCATCTTCAATATCAGTTCGACTTAGACCACGAATTGGCTGATATGTGATTTCATTATGGACCACTGGTTTTGATGAACTTGTGAAATACCAAGCCTTGGCACCATGCTTAAATTGGTAAAGCTCTTTACGACTTTTAAAGATCATGAATGAAGCTCCACAATTGGCACATTAACTTGAGTGATTGAATTACCCAAGAATGAAAACTCGACACTATCCGCAGCTAAACGATACAAGCCGAGATAGCAAACTGATTCGATTTGAGACTGCAATACATCAAGACTTGGTGAAACTGTCAGCCTTGTTTTACTGCCATTTTTATTGATTGCGGTGATTGAATGTGCTGACCAAATCCCATTAATTTTCACAGCCAAGTTTTTACGATCAGCTTCAATCATATATTCATTATCGACTTCAATCCAATTCAGACCACTACTCGTCACATTGAGATGCTTTTCATAGAGTGGCATCCAAAAGGCTTTATATTTTCCAAGCCGACGAAATAAGAAATTCTTATACTGTGAATACTCTTCTTTTGACTTCAAAATAGATTTAAAAGGCTTGGTGTATCTTGGCTTCTCCCAGTTTGTAAAGCTTTGGAAACCGCCTATTTCACCATCAACAATCACTTGATGTTGAGTCAATGCCATTGATAATGAATCACCTTCCAACACCAATGGCTTAAAATAAATATCCTCACCCTTATATTGTTCAGGTTCATCACCTTCATCATCTGGGCAATCTTCATCAAGAACCTTAAATGTAATTTCTTGCCCTGCATAAAACCCTGAAGCTGCAATACTGGCATCACCATCAATAATGCAGATTCGCAAAGGCGCCATATATGCATTGGTTGCTGTGATACTTTCTGAAAATCTAAATCCATCTTCAAATTCGACAATCTCTTCTTGAATAATCTCATCTGCTTCAGGATCTCGAATTTCTTGCTGAGTTACGACATAACGCCCAATTTCTGTAATCTCTGCAACCTGAACCCCTTCATTTGATTCAAGCAAAATAAAACCGACTCGGAAGTCGGCTTTAGTAAGTTTGGTGTCAAAGGGTAGAAAATCAGAATCCAAATCAGGAATTTTCAGTTTAATCTGCTTCATGGGAATGCCCCACAACCCACGTAGATTCGCATAGAGCATGTGGAACATATCACCTAAGGCTTTTTTAAAAGTCACATATTTGAAAAGCAACTCTTGTCTTGGCTGATCACGTAAATTCAAGCGATCTTCTGAACCGTCATAATTCTCATGGACTTCTGTTTTAAACTCTAAGTATTCAGTCGAATCAAGCAAAGGACAGTTTGTTAATACATTCACTGTGCCGAATTGGGTTTGTATTTTCATTGTGTCCTCTTGCTTAATCTACCGATAGCTATGTTTCTTTAAAGCTTCTAAAATCACTTTTTCTGCTTCTTTTGTTTTTAACATTGAACCTAATGATTCGTGATCATTGGACGTTGTCACAACATACTTTGGTTCACTTCGTTTCTTAATTGATAGACCGACCAAACAGCCAGCACAAAGCCATAATAGATTTTTCATAAATACTCCAAAAAATAAAGCCTCTACTGAGGCTTATCGTGCATAACCGTTACGTTTTAAGGTTTTCAGAATAATCTGTTCACCTTCTCTACTTTGCAGGTAATCACCCATTGCTTTTCTTTCATCAAGAATCACAATTTGTGGATTGACACTAACCTGTGCAGACTGTGAATTTTGATTAGATCGTGACTCACTCAAATATCGTGTCAAATCCTTGTTCTGCTGGGGATTTAAAACACGCTCACCGCCATCAAGCAACCAAGTACCTTCACTAGGAATATTGTCAATACCGTTGTGAGCCATACCTTGAATGGATATTGATCCAATTGTAGTTAAAGCTGGCATCAATGCCGCCATAACCGCTGCACCACCTGCAAATTTCTGAGTTAATGTCATTGCACTTGGGTCGGCAAATGCTGTCGTATAAGCTGTCCAAGCGGCAACCATTGAAGACGCCACTGAAAAAGCTTGTTGCATCGCAAACATAGTTCGATATGTTGATGATTGCTCACCTAAACCATCCTTGGCAGACTGTGCTAATTGTGAAAATGTATTCTGACCTGTGGAAAGAATTCCGCCCCACATGTTCACCTGCTCAATTTGCTGACTTCTCGCCAAATCTTTAGTCTGTTTGTCATACAAAACATCTAAAGCCGACTTATTGTTAACATAATCCTTGTGAGCCTTTTTCAACTGGTCATACTTTTCTTGTTCCGAAAGAATTTGGCTTTCATTGATGGCATTAACTGCATCCATCAAGTCATTTCCAAGTTGAGAATAACCATCCTGTTGTTCGCTATTTAATTGCCATGATTGATATTGCATTGGAGTCATAGAAGCTTGCGCTCTAGCTTCGACACCTTTATCACGCATTGAGTTAATAGGATCATTGATACTGTTGTATGCAGCAATTCTTTTTGCTTCTTGCGTTTTCTCAAACTCCTTTAAATCTTTCTGATAAACAATTTTTTGCAAGTCTAGATATTTTTTACGGTTTGGATCATTTTCTGTAAATGCTTCATTGATCTCTTTAATTGACTCAAGATTTTGAAGCTCAATTTTAGCCAAATCGCCACCGAGCTTTAACTTAACAGATAACTGCTTTCTTGCAGATTCAAGTGAAATCTTAAGCGCATCATCATTAGTCTTGCTGATAATATCTAATTCAGCTTGTGCATCTTTTTGCATTTGGGTAGTGCCTTTAAACCCCAAAACAGATACATGAATGTGACCACCAGTTGCTCTTGAGGATGGATTTCTGTATTCATCAAGCACTTTGACTACATAGCCGTACCTTTTTGCAATATCTTCTAATTGCTTAACCGCCTCACCTGATTTTTTCGCATCTGCTATTGTGAAATCAAATGCATTTCCAGTTGCATGTTTGCTATTTGTGCCCTTGTGATATAAATCGTTGAAGGCTGTGAATCTCCCTAAATTTGAACCAAAAGCAGATTGTGTCATTTGTGCAAAATTAGCAGTGTAAGCGCGAACATTACCCCCTGCAAATGCTTCAGAACTCTTAATACGCAAACCTGTTAAAGCTGTTGCCCCAACCATCTTGTTTAGATTTTCTTGTTCCTTGGCTAATTTTGCTTTAGCTTCGGCTTGTTTCTTAGTAGCCTTTTCATTTTCCTTTGCATCTTCAGTATTAGTTTTTAAACCCGAACTGGTTTGGTTTGAAGCGGAATTTACTGCAAGCAACGAATTTACAAGCAAATTATTTGACTTGGAGGCTTTTGTTGAAGCTCCATCAGCAGTCTTAATCTTTTCCGCATACTCATCTAGTGTTGTCTGAATATCATCAAACATGATATTTGCAGTATTAAGCTTCTCTCCTTTCATTGCAGCAATAGAGGCAGCTATACCGCCTATTAATTTTCCTGTCACAACAAATACCGCTGATGCACCTAAAGCTACTTTTGTTACGCTTCTAAGAACAGTTCCTATGCCCTCTCCAACTTCCTGCAATTGGAGACCATTTTTAGATGTTCCAAAAATTGCATTTCCAACATCTGTGATAGCAGGCATAAATCCACTAACAAGTTGGTTTTTCCAGCCTTGAAATTGCAAACTCAATGCTTGAGTTTGGGCAGCAAGTAACTGTGACTTCTTAATAGCTTCTTCAGTTTTAATTACACCAGCATCCTCAAGAGCTGTACCGAAGTCATTTATTAATCTGCCATTCTCAGCAAACAGTGGCGCCAAGTTACCTAAATCAGATGCCAAACTTTCAAAAATAAATCTTCTTTCTTGCTTTGAAACATCCAAATCATCTAATTTATTTGAAATGGCTTGAATTGCGCCTATACCATCTTTACCTTGGAGCGTTTTGCTGAATGACTTTATTTGAGCTTCTGTCATTTTGGTATTGTTTTTCAAAGCATCAAAAAAGTCAGCACCACCACCGCCTTTGGTTGCACTAAACTCACCTAGTTTCTCTTGTACATCTGCGAGTATTGACCCAAGTTGATCTTGAGAGACACCGAAACCTAAAGATGCTTGTTCCAATATTTGAAAATTTTTAACGCTTGTATTTGCTCTATTTGCCAAAACTTGCAGCTGCACATCTGCTTTAGCTGCTTCAATTGACATCTTCGCCAAACCAACTGTGCCTAAAGCTAAACCACCAACTACCATACCAGAGATTGCGCCTGTTGCTACTAACGCACCACCCTGTAAAGAATTTAGTTTTGTAGTCAAGAAATCAATTGATGCTCCCAATTGCGTACCACCAAAGGCATCTTTTAATTGATCACCAAAACTTTTAAAAGATTTTGACATTTTGTCTGTAGAATCTTTAGCTTTTCTTTCAGCCCGATCAAGTGGATCTGTAAATTGTCCAATTTGCGCAACGAGGTCTAATGTCAAACGCCCCAATGATGTAGTAGCCATATCTTTTCCTCAGGCAATAAAAAACCGCCTTTCGGCGGTCTTATGAAGTTATATTTACTTTCCTGCACAATACTGATTCCACTTTTCAGGGAAAAGCTTGGAGTTAACACCATCTTGTATATATAAAGTTTGGTCTTTTTCAATAGCAACAAAACCTTTAAATCCTGCGTAAGATCCAAATGAATTCTTTGCATTGTACTGTCCACAGGCAACAGCTCCAGAATCGGTATTATTGTGAACCTGTTCATTACGAAACTCTATTGAATCAGGATCTTTAGCATTCTTCTTTATTTCTAACTGAGAATAAGTCAACAATGCGCCAGCTTTATTTTCATTACGTACAGACTGTTCTTCATGGTTACTATCACTTTTAGAAGCACTAGGTTTTAGAATTTCAAATAAAATATATATAAATACGACTACAGCAAATATAAGAGCCAATTTCGATGTTTTTTTGGGCTGATTGATTCCACAATTAGGACATTTTTCAGCTTTATCACTGACCTGATTCCCACATTCTTTACAATTTTTAAGTGCCATAAATATCCCCAATATATTTTTATGACACGATACTAATTATTGGGTTAAAAAGAAACCTCCCGAAGGAGGTTGTAATTAGAAGTTATAACGCAAACCTGCTTTGTATGTAACACCATCAACATTTAAGGATGAGTCACTGGTAGAAACACAAGTGTTGTTAATACAAGCATCAGCATCCCTGTTAAACATCCATTTATAACCAATATTAGCAAACACATCTAATTTAGGCATAGCTTTGTAACCAAATTCAAAATTGATTGGCAATGAAACATATTTTAGTTTCAAGCTTGCATTAACACCTAAATCTTGCTCATAAGCATCCTCATCTAGCCAAGCGTAACCAACCCCAACCCCAGTTGAAACATATGCACGCCCTTCTTCCAATAATTTATATTGAAGACCAATAGCTACTTCGCTAAAGTCCATCTCTGAGGCATCTTGGTAATTATATTCAATCCATGTGCTTAATTTTGGATCAATATTATATGATCCATTTAGGAAAAATCCGTTAAAATTTTCATCACCACCCAAATCATTTGATCCAATTTTTGAACCCATGTAGCCTGTAGCAATTGAGACTTTTGATTCTGAAGTATATTGGGCATATCCATTTTGTTTTGCTGTATTCACTTTGACAGGTTCACCCATTGGCGCAGGTTGACCATAATTCACAGGCAAAGGCTTATCACTCCATTCGCTTGCATTTGTGAAACTTGAAAGAAATCCCAAAACCCCAAAACATATTAGTTTTTTCATATTATCTCCACCTTCTAATTGGTGAATATAAAATACTTATTTTTCAATAAAAAAGAAACCAACCTAAGTAGATTTCTTTTTAATAGCTTTCATTCGTTCCTCTTCAAAGGTTGTGGGTGGACCTTCTTCATGAGGCATAAAATCAAACGGATCAATTTTGTCGCGATGCTCTTCTTTGGAATTTACTATTGCATAGAAAGAATGAAATCTACCCACTGCCTGCTCAATACGTCGCCCAACAAATAAAGATCCATATTTTGCTCGGTATGCCTTCCATATGAGCAATTCCCTAAAACTTATTTTAGTTTTTGCTTCTTCAATTGTTCTCCCGCCAATTCCGTTGAAGACGAGTTCACACCAGAGTTCGTTTTCGGCGAATTCTGCATCCGAGACTTTCCCATAAAATTATTAACTTCATCTGCAACTGAATATAAAGATTCTATGAAGGGAATCTCAGAATTCAGTACATCATCTATAGATTCAAAAAAAGGAATTCCACTTTCATCTTCACAGACAGATCCCAGCAAATGTCCAGCTTGCATTGCTTTTACATTTATCGATTTAAGTTTTGACTTACCAATATCTTCTTTGTCAAACTCCCATTCATATGCTTTGGTAATTTCATGAAGATCATTAAATGAAAGTTTTTTAATGAAAACTTGTGCTTCAAGATCAAGTTTTTCCCCAATTATCAATTTCCTATTGGAGCGTTCACTCAAAAATTCAATATTATCACTGTCAATCTCAACAGCCCAATTGATAGTTCTTTCAACAGGCTTCCCGATTTTAGTGACTTTTTTAAGTGATTTTAAAGTTACCTTTGTCATTATGGTTGCACCTTGAATTCATCTGTTACTTTAGATTGGCGTTTGAAAGGAATTGTGTGGTTATTCAATGCATCTAAACCAATCACTACAGAGTTTTTACGGACAATCGCAGTACACCATGACCATGTGCGATCTTCTGGCAAAGTCACAGTGCCCGAAGCCACTGTTGGAGATGTAGTGCCATCTGCCCAACCGACATAAATGCCAATCAGCTCTTTTTTATCTGCAAGATCAAGCAGAGTTAAATGTGTTGCATTATTTGGATCGGTATTGATTTTAAAACTACCTTCACCCGGTGTTGATAGACCATAATCATTTGTTCGTACATCTGTTTCTTCAAGACAGGTGTTATCTATTTCTGCTTGAGTATCATCACCAAAAACAAGCTCTGCAATACAGCCCATTTTAGTTAAAGTTGGAACTGTGCCATGCAAGATCCAAATTTCTGTACCGTTTCCGACTACACCTTTTTTAGTTGCCATGAGTAGCTACTCCTCAATTTTTTGGCATAAAAAACCTCCCTTAAGGAGGTGTGGATTTAATTTACTTTGTTACATGAATATTTTAATAAATGCGGAAATAGCCACCATTGCGCCTGCTAAGCTACCAACAACAAGGGATATTGATTTCCCCCATGCCATAATGATGGCTACTTTTCCTGTATCTTGTTCGCTCATTTTTCCCTCTATACTGATATTGGGTTTAGTGTTACTATTGTCTAACTTCATTTAAGTTTGTATTCCTTCTGAATATAAACAGCTCAAGCCAAGAACTGCGAATTCTTGGCTTTTTGCTTTTTAATAGGCATAAAAAAACCACCTTGCGGTGGCGTTGGTTTTTTAGGGTGAGATTTGAAATCTAACCCTCTAGTTTTAAACTTGGTTGAGCATGTTCAATCAGCTCATCTAATTTTTTCAGTATCTGTGGTCTAATTTGTTTTCCACCAACACTTAGAATTCTTCCTGCATTGGATAGGGTTTCTTTCCACTGATCGGCAAGTAAGGATAATTTTCCAATTTCAATTTGGATGCCGTTTAATGTATTGCGAGCCAACTCTTCTTGTTCAATGTAGTATTTTCGAATTTCATGACCTTTTGAATTGCGCTCCATCATTCCAAGATGTTTGGTCATATCTACTGAAATAATGTATTCAGTTATCCATTGACCTGTTTTTGAAAGCTCCTCTTTTTTGAGGAGCTTTATGAAATCAAAATTCTCTTCAAAACCGCATTGTTTAATTCGTCGCTTGATCCAGTCAGAAAAGTCCGTTTTAACTTCCAACATCTTATGCAAATCTCTTGCATTAACACCAAATTGATTTTTTCCATTTAATTTGATTTCAATAAATGGAGTTTGATTTTCAATTTTTACAATTGCATTCATTGATATGCTCCGACCACTCATAAATAAAAGAAAGCCAACAAGAAGATGCAATGAGTAGTCGAAACGACCATCTTCCTTTCAGGAGCTACCCTAGTCGGCTTGGATGCCATATTTCAGGCATTAAAAAACCCTGATCTAATTAAAGGTCAGGGTTGGTTAAGCTTTGTTGTGTGATTTAGCGTATCAAAACCCAAATCACATCGAAGCCAATGTGATAGCTTCTATCATCAGGATCTTGTTCAATGTCTCGATACGATGAAACACTGCAATTCAATTCGATGGCATAACGAACAGCTTGAGCCAATTGGTCCACAACATCAGGATCAGTGTCATAAACGTCGATTTGCACAATGATTTGGTCGCCACTCGGGCGATCATTGATGTTGTTAAATGCCGATCCAGTGATATTTCGCCAAACGACATACGGCATTTGAACGTCATCACCAGCAAATCCAAACTTAAAAGCTCGGAGAGTACCGTCGTCATTTGAAATCAAACTTCTGACTTCATCTGACTGAGCCAAGATAGGGAAAATAGGAATTTGATTCATTTTGAGTTCACCAATGCTGTGACATTTGCGCTAAATTCATTACAAAAATCAGTGCCTATTTCTTCTAGATACGGATAAAAAGCAGGTCGCATAAATGGCACTGGCGTATCGAACTTTGTGCCTAACTCAATGAACCTCCAATGCCTTGTATTTCCACCCGATAAACCCGAAATATCCTTAGAATATTGGTTGCTAGAAGCACCACCACGCACACCCACACGCATCTTGATTGCATTACCAGTCATACGACCTGCATAGGTTGCAATGTTCTTGTAAATACGTGCTGCAGTTTCAGGATCATCAATTGCTTGGGCATTCTGTCTCGCTCGATCACGGACTTTATTCATTGCTTTTCGTGCAGCCTTTCGAGCAATGGATTTTGCGGTTTTCACATCGGATAAGGACTTTAGTTTTCTACTGGCTTCCTCAATCCCTTCTATTTTGATTTCAGTCGCCATAAAACCTCACTTATTCCAATCTTTATCACCAGTTTTTAGGTTTAAAGTAAGCCATTCACGACGTGATAAATTGTCGTGTACCGGACCACCATCAAGCGCATAGTAATAACCTTCAAACTTCACACGCATATCAGATTTAATTTGAGATGATTTCTTGCTGTAGCGAATCTTGGCGCGTGATTGAATCGTGCTTTGAATCGCTTGTGCTGCCAAACGATCTCGTGTTGAAAGGTCAGTTACTTCTGCCCATATGGTTGTGAAATCTTCCCATTCATAGGAGATTTGACCAGTGTTAGGGTTTTGAGACTTTCGGGTTTTGGATTGAATTGTGATGCGGTGAGGTAATATTGATGCTCTCATAGATCACCACCAAATATTAATTTCATAATATATTGAATCTTCAGAACCCATGAAAATTTCCTCAAGTACCTCAAAACCATTGTTTAAAAGGTTTCTAATGAGCTGCTTAACTTCTTGACGTGTGTAAAGTTGTTTCGCAATACTCAAACATAAACATGATTTTCCAGTCTGTATGGTTTCAAGGATTTTGGTTTCAGCAATAATTCCTAACCGTTCCACCTTTTGAGCGTCTGTTTGCAAATTCCTAGCGTGTGATGCTGAAATCATGATTCACCTCAAATCGCAGTAGGTTTTCGATAGTGGAACAATAAGGATTGCACAGGCATTGGTAGATAATTACCGTTTACTGGTGTTTCACTCTCAGCGTTACGATGCTTATCCCAAAATCCACACAATAATAAAATGGCTTGATGAATCGCTTTAGGATATTCAGAATCAAACTCATCTGTAATGTAGTTTTTAACCACAGAATCCGCTGCATCTAAATACCCTTGCAACATCAAATCATTGTCATCATCATCATAGCGCAAGTGCTCTTTTAGGGTTTCTAAGCTAACAATACTCATTCATCACCCCATTTCTTTTGAGCTAATTTGAAGTTTTCATGATTAAATTCGCCTGAATGAGCCTTTTCACAGTGCCAAAGTGAACCATTCTTTGTGACGAAATCACCGACTTCATAGCTAGATTTTTGATTAAAAACACCTTTATAAAGTGATTTTGGCTCCGCTGGCTGATTTGAAGTGTCAGATTTACCAAAAGGATCATCCTTAGCATCTCGTTTGGCTAAGGCTTCAAGTGAGAAGTTTTGCTGCTGAATCATTGGTGAATCACCACCATTCACAGGCAAATACCCTAATTTTTGTCTTGCTTCATTTGGTGAGAAAATTCCAGCACTTATACCGTCCTTGAAATATGCAATCTTACTGGTTGAATCCATTCGAATTAGTACATCAAGATCAAGGAATGCTTCAACTTTATAGTCTTTAAGATTCAATCCTTCATCGAGTAGATTTTCTCTCGCTTCAATATAAGACTGTAAGCAATCCGAATAGTAGATTTCATTTAAATCTGAAACTTTGGTTGCACCTTGCACATCCGTTACACCAATTTTAAAAGGTGGAACATTGAAGGCAGTACAAACAATTCGAGCTGACATATTAAGCTGTTCAATGAGCTGGCTATCTGTTGCCTTCATGCCAATGCTGACATACTTGGCGCCATCCGATAAAAGACCAGTTTTACCAACATTGGCACCACCGTAGTTGATATCCCACTTTGATTTAATATCTTTTGCTTTTTCTGCATCCAATGGACCAGGTACTTCAATAACACCACCCGGGCGTGAACCATTTGCAAAGAAGTTTTTAGAGTTTCGCAGAATTGAGATACCCTGCTCAGAAGCCAATGCACACGCCATGATTGGAGTTAAACCAATCAAAGGATGATAAAGCGCATTAATACGGTCATGAATAATTTCAGATGCAGGAATAATCACATTGTCAGTTTGTGTTAGTCGATCATTACTGAGTTGGTAAAAAATCTCACCATTATCATCAACCAGTGTTGTTACAAGGTCAGGATTTAGAATAACGAGACGATATAACTCACCAAAGGCATCACGTACTTTGAAAATATAAGTATTGCCACGTAATAGTAAGCTTTGCGTCCATTGCTCATTAAACTGTTGCCAATTCTGATAATGGTTTGGCTTACGAAAAACACGAACCAACTCTTTTGGAGTTAAGGCATCAACCAAAACACCTTCTTTTTTCTTTTTTAACAATACTGGCATTTTGCCAATATCTTTAGAAATAAGACTGATACACGCAAATACAGCATAAAAAGCTGTCATATCTTCACGTGTAATTTCTTTATTTTCCTGCCATGCGCCTGAAAATGGCTCTTGAACAAAAAGACTATTCCAAGTGCCAGCATTACGGGCAGTTTGATAGCTCTTTTTGCCTCTAAACCAGTCAAAAATACCCATAATTAATGCCTTTATTCTTCGGTTTTAGATGGTTTTGCCTTTGGTGTTGGCTTCTTTTGCTCTTGATAAATCTCAGCAAAATTCAATTTGATAAGGACATTTGCTTGATGATCTTGAATTTCTTTCACATCACCCTCTTTAGAGTCATGTGTATCCTTTAAATATTTAATTTTCATAGACTGTTCCCATAGCTAAACATTTTGATTGCTTAGATATGAAAACAGCCCCAATTAAGGAGCTGTTTTATTTAATCATTATCGATTATGGTGTGTAATCGATATAGGCTGCCGCAATTGCACGACGTTTAGCCCACGTGATGAACTTCTCAACACGAATGGCAAATTTGTTTTCTTGCCATAAGTTGTGAGTCGTAGATTCGTCAACTAAAGTCGCTTGATCACTGTAAGCCACATCAACACCGCCATCCTGAGCAACAAGCAATTCACTCATTTTCACAAGAATCACCTTGTCACCAATAGACTGTGATGTGATGACTGGAATACCAAGAAGTGAACGTGCAGCACCAGCAAAGGTCATGCCGTTAAAATATGTATTCCCTAATGGATCACGAAGCAAGGCATATTGCATTGCACGAGTTTCACTCATTAGGAAATACGCATTGTCAGTGGTAAGGTTCGCTTCAACAAAGGTGGTGATAAGCTTCAGCAAGTCAGCTTCAATTTGAGCACCAGTTGTGCCTGAAGGTTCAATTGCAGTTACACCATTCAAAATACCTGCAGGTGTAACATCGGTTTGCTCTTGATCACCAAGGAAAGTTGTATCAATCAGAACTTTGGTGGCTTCAATCAAATCATTCAACACAAGTTGGTCGATTGCAGGATCAGCACGACGTAGCAACTCTTGCGTGTATACAGTGATAGCAGCAAGCTTATGCTCTTTGATTTCAATGTTGTTGAAAGTAGGATTTGTTAAAGGTTTTTTCTGACCTTCCCCCACCCAAGAGGCAGTACCACCACTTAATTGACCATTAATTTTTACATTGAATGGAACTGATCGATAACCTTGCAACTTATCAAAGATTGTCGCATTACGAAGCAATTCCAAGAAATCGCCTTTATAGGTATCTTGCTGAACAAGTGGAGCAGCAAAACCTGCATCAGTTGTGGTTCCTAGTGTTGCTTTTTCTACATACTGCACAACAGATTCGTCATAACCCAATGCTTTTGCAGCATCAACAACAGTCATCAAACGACCTTGTTTTTGCTCATGACATGCAAGCATTTTTGCACGCGCAAACTGTGCATAAGGCATACCTTTAGGCAAATTTGATTTAACTTCAATTTTCTTTGCAGGGTTTGGATCACCGTTTGCAGAGTTCGCTGCTTCTTCAGGATTGGCACCTGCCGCTGGTGTGGCGGTTTGAGCAGCTTGTTCAGCTTGCTTGATCATATCTTTTACACGATCAATATTTTTCTGAATCGTTGCAATCTCAGCGTCAATCGCTTCAATTTGCTTTTCATCATCTTCACCAGGTGTCGAGCCACCATCAAGTGCTTTAGTGACAATGTTCTGCTTTTCAAGATTCTTAGCAGCCCAAGCATCAAGAAGCTGTTTTAAATATTTATTCATACTAATTTTACTCCACCCTTTGTTGGGCTATTAAGTTTTACAATTACGTGTTTTTGCTCAGATGAATCGCCATCTGAAACGGTTTTCTGAGGTTCTTTGCCCAACGCGGCTTTGTATTCCTCGAAAGCTTTTGAATAATCTGTCGCACTCTCGCGATTGCATGGGATGGTCACAAGGGAAAGCTCGTACCACTCCCAATCATTGAATTGGATGCCACCACCTTTGATGAATTCGGCTTGTTCCCAGTCAGCTAAGAAGCCAACAGATAAACCTTTGACTAATCCATATTTAAGGCTTTGATAGGCTTCATCGACTCGGGCTTTTAAGTTGCCTTCTTCAGCAATTTCAGGAATGTGAATTTCAACTTCAATGCCTTTATCTGTGACTTTGGCATCAATCACCTGACCAATTGGTGCGTTATGTTCATGATGGAAAAGTAATGGCATCGGTAACTCAAACTTGGCACCACTCGGAACCATGATGTCCTTTGCTCTATCAGCGCTCGGCGTGCTTGCAACACCCTTGAATGTTCGTTTTTCTTCGTTAGTGCTCTTGATTTCGAAAGAGCCAAATGATTTCTTTAGAGCAGGCATTTAGCTCTCCTTAAAATGAAAAACCGCCAATTAAGGCGGTTATTAAAGTTAATTTTCTTAGACGAAAAAGACGTTGTAATCTTTCTGCACTGGCTCAGGATTCATACTCATCAAAGCCACAGCGTTAAATGTTGCAATCAATGGATCTATCTTTCCGACACCTGATTCTTGTTTTGAAATCATCATGCCATTACCTTTGACAACTGCTCTAGCATTGCCTACACACCAGGTCATTAACTGTGAACCTTGGTGATATAGGTTTCCTTCAGCCAATTTGCGTTCAGTCGTTAGGATATAACCCATCAATTTAAATCCTTGGGGTACTGCAATCATTTGTTCTTCAGGAATACCAACTTTAAGTAGACCATCTAAAAGACCACCTAAACCAAGTGGATCGAGCCCTATTTTGTTTAACTTCCCTGAATCAAAAACTTGCTTGGCAATTTTGGCTAATTGATCAATATCATCACCTATTCGCTCAACAATTGTTAAGGATCCTTCTTGAACACAATCTTGGTACTTTGGTGCATTCTCTTTACGTCGCTCTACTGCAGTTGTATTGCACCAAGCATGATTCCATAGCCACCATTTACGACTTTTTGCATGACGACCCAATACAGCAAATCCCAACAAGTCATCCAAACCACCGCCATCAATACCAATAGTGATTACATCTGATTGATCTATTAACTTGTTGAGTGTGAATTGCTTAGATTGTGGTAACCAAAATTCTGAGCCAGCCCACCGATTGGCACGAAGGTTCATGCCGATTTCGACATTTAAACGCTTGGCTAGAAAATCTCGAAAGTTTTCTTCATCTGAATCTTTGGATTGCTCAAAGTCATCTTTTAGCTGTTCTGGATCTACACTGGTACCGTAATTAGGATTAGGTATATGAAAGTTTTCAGGATCAAGATGCTCATTATCCTCAATCATCTGTTTAGGAAATTCATAAATCAAAGGTAGAAACTTTCTGTTCTCTTTGATTCCATCCCTCACATCACGTGCATAATCCAATTTTTGCTTGAATACACCACAAGGCACTTCACTTGCTTGAGTTGTTAAATAAATGATGCATCCTTCAGGACGACTTGCCAAACCACCAGTTGCTTCACGAAACATTGAAGAGGCACGTGGATTTTTTTGGAATAAATGAAGCTCATCAATTAAAATCCATGACGCTTTCTTACCACCAACCGTATTAGATTCTGCTGCCACAACTTTTAGTGTTGCATTAGTTTCCCGATGTTTAACTGTTTTTTCATGCTCTGATACATTGAGCAATGCTTTCAATTCAGGATCAGCACTAATCGCCTCTTTAATTGGCGTAAAGCTATTGTCTGCAACTTCTTTGGTAGGTGCCAAAATAATAAGTTCGGCTGCTTGACGATCATTCATAATCAAGGCAGTAAGCATGATGAATGCTGCCAACGTTGATTTAGAGTTCTTCTTTGGAATAAGTAGAAAAAACTCAGTGATCAAACGACGACTTTCTTCTTCGCTATAAGCACCAAAGATTGCAGAAACGAATTCAAACACCCAAGGGCGTGTGATTTCACCCATTGTGGGTTGACCCATTACATCAGTGACAATCAGGCTTTTAAAAACATCTAAAGCCATTTCGGCTTCATCTTCAAATAATGGCTTGCATGGAATTAAGGATTGACCTTTGACAATCTTCTTTTCCCAATCTTTGCAAGAAGTTGTCCATTCCATAAATCACCTAACTATATCGTTTTCGTGCTGCCCTTGTTGCAAACTTACCAGCACCGCCTGCAATGTCTCTTGCTTCATCTTTTTGAGATTCTTTTTTACCTTTGGTTCCGACTTTCCCATGGACATAAGGCATTGCTGCTTGAGCTGCTTTAAGTCTTAAATCTGGATCTTCTAATTCATTGGTCCAAACCTTTTTTAAGTATTCAAGCGGATCATCTACACCGCCAACAGCAATATCATCTCGACCAACAAACTGACCATTTGCTTGTTCAACTTCAGGTTCGATTCGCTCAACACTCACGACTTCAACGAAGTTTTCAGCTTTAACTTTTTCTTTCTCAGCTTTAACTTTTTGAGTGTCAGAAGTTAACTTTTTGTCAGCCTTTAACTTTTCGATATAGCTGATAATGTCGGGGTTTTTAGCAAGTTTTGCACCTGCTTGTGCTGCTGTTTTTTCTGCATAACCTGCTGTAATTGCAGAATCTTTATTGCTTAGACCACTAACTACAGCCTGAGCAAATTTTCTCATTTTTGCAGTTAATGACATAATTCACCTTTAACTTTTGAGTTAACTTTTTGATTAACTTTTTTTGAAAACAGAATTTTTTTTGTAAATGAGATGGTGGGCGGTGTCCGCTGGCTTGTAGCAAAAAATTTTTGCCCTCCCCCTCCACCGAGCTTTTAGATGCACTATTTTGGTGCATTTTTTATAAGCTTCTGAATTTACTCTCATTTTGTGTCTTAACTTTATGACACTCAACACACAAGCTTTGAAGATTACTTTCATCCTCTGTTCCACCCTGAGCAATGTTCACAATGTGATCTAACTCAAGGTCTTGTGTCACTCGACCACAGCATTGGCAAGTCCACTCATCACGTAAATGAATCTTTGCTTTAAGTCTGCGCCATGGTCTCCCACCACGACCCGAACCCCATCTATTTAATTCAGGCTTAGGGTGCTTCGGTGTGATTGTCTGTAGCTTGGTCTGTAGTCTTTGAAGTTTCATGTCTATCTACAACCTTTAAGTCAGATAAGATTGCATCAATCTGCTCTTGATTCTTTGGAGTTAATTCAATGATTGCTCGCCAAGGTTGATCTACTTCAGCAATCAATGTGATCTTTTGTATGTTTTCAAGATAACTACCATCATCAAGCAAAACCTTTGTGCCATTACATAGCTGGACTGAGTTTGTTTTTAATGGGTTTACAGCAGGAATAACAGATACAACTCTAGGCATTTTCAGCCTCCTTATTCAACTTAACACTCGCATCCACACCATCAAATAGCTCAACGCTGATCCATTCAATATCCAAACCTTGTGCTTGATAACGCTCAACTAATTCAACCAAGCGAAGTTCAAGTTGCTTTCTTAATACGCTTACACTTGGTTTTTCGTATTCAAGATGCATAATCTTCTTATTGCTTTTTTCTTTATTCCAATCAAACATATCACCCACCATCCAAGCTTCGACTACCCAACTCTTGCTCATCTTCCAAATCCAGATGCTCAAGCAGATGGTTGATCTGTGCTGCCTGTTCGTTGTTGATCTGAATTAACTGATTGTTCTGTTCGATCAGGGTGTTGTTCTGCTCGATCAGCATGACCAGTAAGCCGTTGCAAACACAACCGCATCGTTCTTTTGCTCGTTTACTTTGTTTCCTTAACCATTCTCTACGTTGTTCACAGCCTTGGCATGTCATATCAATCACTCAACATACTTCTAATTGTTTTAGACCATTCTTTTAACTGACTAATCTTTCGATCAATGACAATCATTTCCTCGCGAGTCATAAGGCCACGAGATAAGCTTTGATATTTACTGATTTCAGACTCATATCGCTTGAGATTGCTTAGTGCTTCGGTTTTGTCCATCACAACCGACCTTGACGTTTATACTTACGTCTTTTGGCTTGAGAAACTTTGTTAGGTTTTGATTTTCCTTTTACTGGCTCTCGCCATGTAATTGAATCCCAAGCGCTAACACTTCTCTGTGCAGGTTCGGCAAACGCTGCGCTCATACCCAATGCTGCTAATACAATTCGACCTAAACGCATGGCTTTCTCCAAGACAAAATAAAACCCCTTTCGGGGCAAAGTAAAATTTAGAATCAATCAATCTTCTAAATATTTTTGAACCAAATCATCAATATTAGAAGCGCGTAATTTCAATGCTTCTTTTGTGTCATATGGGATACGAGGATCTAAGCCCATTCCGCGCATGAAATTAGCAACTGATTCTAGTGCTTCCAATAATTCTTCATTGTCGTTCATCTTCACTTTCCTCTAGGCATTAAAAAACCCCAACAAATGTCAGGGTTATTATCAAAACATTTCTATTTAAAATCATCTTCTTACGAAATAACTTTAAATAAAAATGTCAAAGTTTTTGGTAATAAAAAAGACGCCTAAGCGCCACGTTTAGTTCAGGGTTTCTTATGATTTATTTCTTAATTCCATAAGAGCACTTTCCATATCAGAGTCATTTTCTATACCTAAATCAGCCCGTAATAATTTAGCAAATTCAAAGACTTTTTTCTCAATTTCCCTTTCGGACGGGAATGTTCCGCTATTAAAATAATAATTAGCAAAAGATGCCTGATATTCAATTATTTCATTTTCTAGTTTGAATAATTCCAATCTAATTTCAGAAGAAGTAACTAAATTTACTTTATTAATACTCCCTATTAACTCAATGTATTTAGCTAAATGTTTTGACCAATTATCTAATTTTTCTGCTTCACTAGAGTTAAATCTTATAGATGGATTTGTTGATAGTGCTGATACAAGAAATCTAGTATATGTATCAGTTAGAGCAATATATTGATCTCTTTTCGACTCTGCAACTTTCTCTAGCTTTATTTGTTTAACAGTATTTTTAGCCGTAAAATAAACAGTTGCTACGAGGAATAATGCACCTATTATTGATGCCCACAAGGTATAATTAGCTTGTATTTGTGCGCCCTGAATAGTTGCAGCAGCAGCTATCAAATCATTCATTTTTCTTTTTACTCAAAACAAAACCCCGCAATGCGAGGTTTATCTAGTGGATTACCATAACTTCGTCCACTATAACAGAAATATGCCATATTGCGGTATACCAGTCAATACCTATCCAATTTTCATACGGTTATCTCGTGAATGAATAAAATATCGTCCACAGTTAATCATCATGTGTGCAATTGGTTTGCTTTGATTTGTTATATCCGCAACCGCATTCAAACTACGATTCTCCACTTTATGCTTAACTAAGCACATCACTGCGTACTTCGCTTGATAATCTACTGAATCACTCTTAAAAATACTTCTCAGCAAAGCCTGTACCTGCTCTGCTTCAAAATCACTTATCTCACAACGGATATAACACTTCGAGTTACGTGGTGTTTTGTCTGCTTCACGAATCAACCAATAGATCTGGTTGACATGCAATCCATCAGGCAATTCACCACCTTTCAAACGAGCGGTTTCACACCATGCGCCAAATTGCTCAAGCCATCCATCAATTGTGTATTTAGACCAATCCATAATTCTCACCGCTGCGTTCATAATTGCCCCTTAAACTTTTAACTTCTTAATCGCTTCTTCAATCCAACCAACAACAATCCCTTTTTTCACTTGCTCCGTAGTACCTCGAATCACTACCCAACCAAGAATTGCCGCTGCACTGTATTTCTCGCAATCTGCTGAATAGCCTTTGCCTCTTGTGTGCCTACCACCTGAGAACACCCCGCCCTCCACTTCAACTAAGATCGGATAGCCCTCGATACGAAAATCAGCTTTCCACTTCCGCTCAGGATGAAACTTGAACTCTTGCACGTATTCGATTTTCAAAGCGTCAAGGTGACGGCATAAGAGCCGTTCACCTAATGATGGTTCATGTTTTTGTCTCGGTTTGAGGATTGACCTAGCCACTGGCTTTGATTGTGTTTGCCACCCTTTAGGAATTTGCATTGTTAGCCCCCTCTCGCTCGCTTTTACCAATGCCTGTTAATCTATAAATATCTTCAACTACACTTGCAGCACATCGATTCCAGCCTTTATCAAAAAGATCATGTTCATAAGAAATTGATTCATGAAATGAATCTCTTAAATACTTGAGTGCGCTTTCAAGCTCTTCAATCCGCTTGTCTTTCTCCCTAATCGCACTTTCCTGACTTAACCCCACTTCAGCCATTTCATTGATCTGTAATTGGAGTTTATTAATCTCAGCCTGTCGGGATTGCATCTTTTCGCTTGCACATGTTTGAAATGCAACAAACCACATCTTGAGCCAATGATTAGCTGTATCACGCATCACTATTGCATCTGCTCGACCATTTTCAAATTCAGGATTGAGCTCATATTCCATTGAGAAAATATTGAACGAAAGAACCTTGTGATGATCTTTAAGATCGGTTTTTTCTAAATTTGCCAATATCTCACGCTCAAATAACCAAACAGTGCGTTTTAGTCCTGTTTCTTTTGGTTCAAACTTATCCATGACGTTCTGCCTCCAAATCCTTGACAATCGTACTCGGGCTAACGTGATTGCGAATGTCTGTGACGTGGTCTTCATCAAGTGGTAGATAGTTCTTAGTGCTATCGCAGTGTTTGCATACTAAGCTTCTATAATTATCACCATTGCTCGTCATATCATTCCATTCATGATTGCAATGATCTTCGTCATGTTTTGCAATGGCGGTGCGGAGGTCGTTTAATTCAATTGGCAAGATAATTGGTGCAAATCTAGTACTGTGTTCCAACAAACCGTTTTCTGTAATACGAACTCTCACAAACACATTAGGCATATTTCCATAAATAGGATTTACCAACTTACGAAAATATTGATGAGTTGCTAATGAAATAATAGTCGCCCCCTTAGGCGCACCGCTCACAATCTCTCTCATCTGCTCAATACTTAGGTTGTTTTTTAATTTGATTGATTTCATTAGCTCTGCTCCTTTTTCGAAGCTAATTTGGCATCTTTTTTACCAACAAAGTTATAATCAAGCCCCCTTAAAACATCTCCCCTTACCTCATCTGAACTGTGTCACCAGCCCTGATCGCATACTCTTCATCAAAAATTCTGTTAAGGAATTCGTTGGTAGCTAGTGATGCTAAACGCTCTTGTTCAGTTTCTTCACCACAACAAACAGTTTCAAGGTCTTCTTCGCTTAATTTTGATAACTCCAACTCAATAGGTTCTAATAGTCCAGCATCAAGTGTTTGCAACCAGTTAAGTAGCAACCCAACTTTTTCAGATTCAGGCTCAATGCGGTTAATCATTCCGTTGTCATACCAAATTTCTTTTGCTGCTTTCACTATGTTGATGTAATCAATTTCAATTAATGCCTGCTTAAGTACCGCTTCACTTATTTCTGTGCTACTTGTTTTATCAACTAAGCCACATGCAGCGGCTACAATTTCTACTGAATTCATATTTTTATCCCTCGCACTATCAATCAAGCTTTGTTTTACTTGTTTTGATTAATCCAGCACTCACAGCCCAAGCCACACAAGAATCACATCTGCAAGAACGCTTCTTGTATTGATCACTTGTGCCATGCTTAACTTGAAATTGTTGATTTTGAGCTTGTTTGATCTCACCACCGTTTGCTAAGAACTTCTCCATTTCCACTTCAAGTTCTGCGCGTAATCTCTGCTTACTTACTTGACTCCCCAAACTATTAAAAAAGCCTTGAGCCTTATCAATACGGTGTCTTAATTCGCTATTTGTAATCACACCCCACCCCCTACGCTTTCCACGTCTGCAATGGCTTGGTTTACTCGACCAACTGTTAAGTGTTTGTAGTCATAAAGCCTTGCATTCTCATGAACCCAATCACAGCTTGAGTCGCTATACATCTCAGATAAATTTGCTTTAGCACTCTTTAAACTTCCAAGTGTTTTAATAACCTCCCAGCTCTCGACTATGCGTTTTAGGTCAGTAATGTCCACACAGCAATCAGAATTACTTTTGAAACAACCATGCTTAATCATTGTGCAATAAGCTGTTTCACACCAAGCTACTTTTGCAATAGCTTTTTTCGCCTCTTCCCACCCAAACTTCTTCACAAACTCAACCGCATTCATACCGACTCCCCTTGCATCATTGCGTAATATTCAGGACTTAAATCTGCAAATGTTGAGCGAGCTAAGTCAGTTGCTAATTTCACTGTTCCAGTTGAGCCATTACGTGCTTTACCTATAATGATTTCAGCTGTTCCAGCCTCTTTGGATTCCTTGTTGTAAACCTCATCACGATAGATAAACATGATGATGTCTGCGTCCTGCTCTAAATCACCTGACTCTTTTAAATCAGCGTTTACAGGGCGTTTATTTGGTCTGTTTTCAAGATTTCGATTCAATTGAGCCAAAGCAAATACTGGACATTCAAAATCACGAGCAATCTTTTTCAATTCCCCTGAAATCTCACCAATATCTTTATCAGAACGGCCATAATTGTTTTTAGTGAGTGGAGTTACACGCTGGATATAATCAACAAATATCGCACCGACTTTTCCATATTCAGCTTGTACTTTCCGTGCTGATCTACGGATTGTTGAAGTCGTTGAGCGAGCATTGTCATCAATCATCAAAGGTGCTTTTTCTAGGATAATTGCAGCATTGTTGATCTTTCCACACTCTTCCATAGCTAATTGCTTATCTTGACTTACTTGACCACTTAAAACTTTTCTCAACTCAATTTGACCAATTCCGCTAATCATTCGCTGTGCAATTTGTTTGCCTGTCATCTCGATTGAAACGAATAAAACTGGTAGACCTTGATTGACCATCATGTCTGCTGCGAAGTTCTGAGCGAGTGTTGTTTTACCCATGCTTGGGCGTGCACCAATGATGACTAAATCACCTTTACCAACCTCGCCTAGCTTGTTATCTAGCTCACAGAAGCCAGTACGAATACCGCCATCAAATGCCGTGTTGTTATGCAAAGCTGTATGACGCTCTAAAAACTCCTTAATTGCGTCCTTAGAGAACTCATGAGCATGTTTAAGGCGATTGTCCACCAAACCTGTTTCTAAGCCACTGACGAGAGCCTGTGCGCGATTTAAAGCGGTTTCCGATGTATACGAAACCATATCCAAAGCAACTGTACCGATTTGCTTACTCACATCTTGGATTTTTCTACGAGTTGCAAAATCTTTGAGTTTTTTAAGGTGTGTTGGTAGTAAAGCATGTGGGCAGTAACAACCCATCAGATTGAGGATGAATTTTTCATCAACAGCATTGGTTTCAACCGCATTAGCACGAATTAATTCCCAAATCATCACTTGGTCATACGCTTCGCCTTTCACAAACTGCGATTTCACATGAGACCAAATAATTTGATGTTGAGCTGCATAGAAATCACTTGAATCAATTTGCTCAATGTATTCATCCATGCCTTGCTCAGTACCAATCACAGTAGACAAAATCGCTTGTTCAACAGAGATAGAAAATAATTCAATCATTGGTCCATCCCCTTGAATGATTTGCGAACACCTTTGAAGTTTGTAGGAGTGACTTGTGCAGAGTGCATTACTTCAACCTGAGTTTGATAAGAACTCAAATCAATGTTGTTCAACCAAGATGCTGTGAAACCTTGCCAGCTACGCTCAATGCAAATTCTTAAAACTGTGTTCACATCAAGATTTGATTTTTTGAATTCACGATCAAATCCTTTGAATGCAGTTTCTGAATTGCTCGCTTTTTTTGCTTTACGAACAATCAACCAGTCCTGAATTAATTGATCATCTGCACCAAGATTTTTAAGTGATTCAATGAAAGAAAATTTATATATATTTTCTTTTTTCTTTCTTTCTTTAATAGGGTACGGTTTTTCCGTACTAACTGAGTACGGATTATTAGTACTTACTTGGTACGGTTTTTCCGTACTAACTGACTTAGTACTATTTTTCCGTACTAGTACGGTTTTTTCGTACTGATCGAAAGTGAGAAAAAAAGTATTAATGTGAGTGCTACGATCAACAGAAATGATCTTTAATTGTTCAAGTTCACGAATTGCATCAATCACTGTTTCTTTGCGTTTAATGCCAGTGATTTCTAAAAATAAAGTTTGCGCAATTTGATAGCTTTCACGTTGATAACCAAGTGTGCAACGGACAATTACATTTAGGCATTTGTAAGCATTTGCGCTTACATTCTGCATGATGCTATCAATCACAATGTTCGGCATCTTTGTGTAATTCTCGTCCACAGTAACCGCCTGTTTAATGAATTTATCGAAATCCACACCTATGTTCATTGGACACCTCGCATAGCAAAATTGACCAAATCATTTTTGGCTTTAGCTAAAGCCTGAGCTGTGGCAATAGACTTGTTTTGCAAGTGTTCTTGAACTGCTTTTGTGTAGAGATTTATCTTTCGATTTATCTCAATCTCTGTTAAAATTTTATGCATATTCATTGGTTCCTAAATTGATGAATTACTGAAGCCTGATCTTGACCATCAGGCTTTTTTAATATCCGAATCCCCGTGAATCCCTTCCGATCCCTCTCGAAATTCGATCTCTGTACTCAAATCCCTTAACAAAGCGGATACTCCCAAGCGCTCGAATGATTTAGCTTGTAAATTAAGTACATGCCACTCACCTGCGATTTCTTTTTCAAGCAGGTAAGCCATATATTGAGCAAGGTCTTTACCCTTAATTTCAGCCAAAACCTTTGCTCGTTCGTGATTCTCAGGAGATAAGCGCACATGCGTAGATTTTTTTTCAAGGCTCATAATTGTTCCTATGCCACCTGTTGGCGTGTAATTGGTTTTTTCCCATCCGCTAAGTCACGGATTTGGTATTCACGTGCTAATGGAATTTTGTTTTCTGGCCATTGGCTAATTGCGTTATGCGAAATACCCAGCTTTTCTGCTAACTGGGTGACTGTGCAATCTAGCAATCGCAAAGCATCAGTCTTAGTCATCTAAGTTACCTAATAAGTAATTTAACTTACCTAATTAAACTACATAAAACTTACCAAGTCAATTGGTAAGATAACTTACAAACTATTGGTTGAATTGATATGGAAACTCTAGGAACTCGCCTAAAAGAGCTAAGAAAAAATAAAAAACTTACTCAGCAAAACGTTGCTGATGTTTTGGGTGTGTCTAAAACATCTGTAATTTATTGGGAGAAAGACGAGAATGTACCTAAGCATGAGAGTTTGATAGCTTTAGCCAAACTATTGGATACGTCAGCTGACTGGCTACTAACAGGCAAGGAACCTAAGTCTTTTAAGCCTTTAAGCTTTGATGAGATAAAAAGAAAATTTGGTGAGCCCACTGTAAATTTAAGTGAAATGCTTTCAGATATAGGTGTGTATGAGTATGGCGACCCTGTTCCAGAGGGATTTACGGCTATTGATTATTATCCAGATATCAAAGCTAGTGCGGGCAATGGATATATAAACCTAGAGCAAAGTAGCCCTTATAAAATATTTATCCCAACAGTTGAAGTAGTTACATCAGGGGCTAGTGCAACTCATTGTAAAATTATCAATGTAGATGGCGAGAGCATGATTCCTGATTTATATCCAGATCAAAAAATCTCTTTAGATATGTCGGCTAAGAAAATCTACGATGGTGAAATCTACGGCTTTACCAAGGGAGATGAGTTAAAAATCAAAATTCTTTTTAATTGGGGTGAAGAAGGTCAAGGAGGTTTCAGGGCAGTTTCACGCAATCCTGATAAGGTGCGCTTCCCTGATGAGTATTATTCTCCTGCCCAAATCGAATCAGAAAACATCCAGATAATTGGGCAATATTGGATGAAAATTGATATTAGAAAAGTTAGACGATAACAAACTGCGAACCCGACGCAGTCCTTAGAATGATCGGGCGGAGAAAAAAATGGCTTTTTATACTATTACTTATGACTTAAATAAGATGGCTCTACGGATTATCTAGTGTAATCCGTAGTCTTTAGCCACTTCTAAAAATAGATCA